AACTGGCTTACGGATCTTACGCCTTGCTGACTTATAACCAGGGTAAATCTTCTTCCTGAAGTTTTCCTTGTCGGAGAAACACAGGGTAAACCAGTCGGCTCCACACTCCTCGACATAGTCTTTAACTGTCTTGTCAAAGTTCTTCTTAGCTGTTTTGAGGTCACTGGTTAACGACCACACATCATCACCCCAGTCTGTTTCCTCTTCGGTAGCTGCCAGGGTTCTATAGAGATACAAGTCTCCGTCAATTAATGCCATCATAGGCTTGGTTCTCCTTTAAGTAGTCGACGCCATCGTCTGTGGCTAACCAGTGTTTGCCCCAGGAGATGTCATCTATTTTCATTGTGATTAAACCCTCAGAGGCACATATGCCGACTAACTCAGGGTGGGTTCTTGCTATGGTGCCTCTAGTTGAGAAGGGCTTTGTCCATGCATTCCAAATAATAAAGCAGAGACCAGTGATGGCCTCTGCTGTCTTTCGTTCTAACTCTAGTTCTTCTTTAGTGAGTTTCAGACCAGTTGTTTCCGACTGTGTACTCCGAGGCGATAGGTATTTTGAATTTGAAGAACTCGCCTGTTTCTTTCGCCATTCGTCTAGTGATATCACCGACATCGTCTTCTATTCCTTTCTTACATTTGATTTGAACCTCGTCGTGAACCCAGGCTATGATCTTGGCGTCAAGACCCTGTCTTCTGAGTTCCTGGTCAATGAGAATGACCCACTTCTTACTGATCGTAGATCCAGTGTTTTGAAGTAGAGTGTTAAGAGCTGCATGAGCTGATCGTATGTGAACCCTCTCACCAGTTAATCCGATGAGGTATCCACGTTCAGCTGCTTCATTGACTTGTTTCTTAAGTTTTGAGAATGAAGGCATGGCTTTGAAGAACTTCTCCTTAGTCTCCTTACCTGCCTTTGCTCCTTTACCTAAGACCTGGCCTACCTTTAAGTCACCACCACCATATAGTAGGGTGTAAATAAACTTCTTAGCCTGGTCTCTTGTCTCAAGCCCTGCAGCATTTTGATTTGTCGTGTGGATGTCGCCATTGAGTATCTCTTGGGCATAGGCACCCTTGTCAGAGTATGCCAGGAAGTGAGCCAAGCATCTCAGCTCAAGTCCTGACAAGTCTGCACCGACCAAAGAACAATCAGCAGGAACAGTGAATAACTCACGGCACTCCTTACCAAACACGGCCTGTGTACTCGGAACCTGTGCAAGGTTTGGATACCTGTGAGCTGCTCTCAGTGTCACTGTACCTGCTGAAATGATGTTGTGACGGATGACACCGTCTTTACAAAGCCGTAGCCAAGCCTGTGAACCCTCAGCAAGTTGACCTATACGCTTTTGGAGGAGAAACATATAGGCCAACTTTTTAGCCTCAGGGAAGGGGAGAGCTTCTAAGATTGTCTCATCAATCTGAGCGTCACCTGAGGGGGTAAACTTTTTAGGCTTCCACTTATACTTTTGCTCTAAGCAGAACTGTATGTGCTTTCTGCTATTAGGGTTGAAGTCGACAACCTTTACTTTTGTGAATGGTTGGTCTTTGACATACCCCAGTTTCTTGTTGTTGACCTTTGGGATAAACTCAGTATGAACCTCCCAAGGCTCAAACAATGTCTGAAGCTCGACTTCAAGATTAGCTCTTTCTTGAGCCAGTTTAGAATAAAGATCACCTGCCTTCCTTTCGTTGAATGTCCATCCTTCAGCTCCTATACGGTTACAAACCTCAGCTATCTGATGTTCAAAGGTTATACTCTCCTTAGACCACTTCTCAGGAGCTAAATGCTTCCAAAGAGAGTGGGTGACTTCGACGTCCTGTTCACAATACTTCTGCATGTCTTCAGACCATCTTGACCAGTCAGTAGTTTCTCCGAAGTCACCCTTCAGAAGTCCTAAACGAATACCCCAGGCTTTTAGGCTATGGGATCCGTTTAGCTTCCGAGGGAGAACTAGGGTGGAGAAATCTGTGTTGGCTTGGTTGGCCTTAATAACTCTACTTAAGACAAGAGTGTCTAATACCTCTGCCTTAGTCTCGAATGAAGGGTAAACCTTTTCGATGGCAGGGATGTCAAAGTTAATTACGTTATGACCAATGATGGTGTCTGCTTTATGTAATAGATCCAGTCCCTGCTCTACGTCAGCAGGTGGAAAGCTAAAGACTTCGTTAGTGTCGATGTCTTTAAGTACTATGCAGTGTATTTCGGTTAGTGTGTCTAATAGTCCGTCAGTCTCAATATCGAAGACTAACCTCACCTATTGTCACCTGATCCTGTGAGTTTGTTTCTCTCTCTTCTAGATGAGAGCTTGCTAAGGTTCATTTCAGCTACTTCAGACAAGTCATACTGAAGCTCATCAGCTATCAATGCTATATACCAAAGGCAGTCACCTAACTCCTTCATAACCTCTATCTTGGTAGTAGAAGGAAGTCTGTATAAGTCGTTGTCGGTGTCTCTTACAATCTTCTTAATCTTATCAGCCACCTCACCACTTTCAGATACTAATCCTAAAACAGGGTATAGAACGTGAAGGCTGTCGCCATAGCTAAACTTCTCCTTGTAGATGGCATACCGTGCAGCTAACTCCTGGTATTCATCGAGTGATAATCGGTTCATCGATTGCTGCTCCTTCTAAACATTGGCTCTTGTTCTTTGTCTGCCCTAGGGTCATCCAGGAACACCTCTTCGAGGGGGTCGACCTCTACATTCTTCCTTGCTTGCAGCTGCTGAGGTAAGTCTTTGAGTTCTGAGGCATGTAAAGCCCAGTTGCTTCCCTTACGTCTTTCACCAGTTATCTGTGCCATTATTCTCTCCTTATTGTTATTAATTGTTTTCTTTAAAGTGATAGTATTTGTTACGATGTTCGAACTTAACGTCTGCAATGCTTTTAAACTTTAAAGCGAACCTGACAGCCTGATCATCAGTGTCGAAATAAATAGGATCGAGGGGAGGGTGATAGGTTTTTAAATCTTTATAAGCACCTATTGATACTTTCTCAGGTTTTACCATCCAAATGGTTCTTTTCTTATTCTTAGGTGCAACCAACAAACAATAGTTAGTGTAAGGGTGGTAGCGATACCAACCTTTGGTGACCTCTTCCATGAGTTGTTTGTTTTTCTTTGTTTGCATAATTGTCTCCTTATTAATGTTGATATTGTTTGTCGTATTTGATCTTTGCTATCTCTCTAAACTGCAGGGCAAACAGAAGTGCCTTAATCACGTTCTTGAAGTAGATGGGTTGTATGGGGTCGTGAAAGACTTTGGATCTGTTGTTAAGAGTTTGTATAGGCTTAACCATCCACTTCGATGGCTTTGCATGTGTCTTTGTTACTAACAGTGTGTAATTAGTGAAGGGGTGGTAACGGTATAAACCGTAGACCATATCTTCTATTAGTTTTCTATTCTCTTTACTAAACATTAGTCTTTCCTTTTTATCTCTAGAATATCTCTGACGTAGGTAGCAGCCGTCCTGTTTCACGGTTGTAGCTAACGCCACCTGCATTACCGACTTCACCTGTGAATCTATTCTTAAGTATGTGAATGAACCTGCTGTCACCGTCTGAATCTTCAGGGTCTACCTGGAGTGACAGACATATGTCAGACAGCTGAGCTATAGCGTGTGAGCCTCTTAACTGACCCAGGCGTACTTTAGCTCCATCCTCATGCCCCTTATCACCCTCAGGTCGTCTGAGGTGAGACACAAGTATCAGGCCTATGTCTAACTCCTGGACTAATGTCCTGAGCTTAGTCATGGCACGGTCAATCATCTTACGCTCATCACCGTTATCCATGCCTGATATAAGAATTGAGATGTGGTCGAGTATAATCCACTTGATGTCCAGGGCTTTTGCCATGTACTGGATACGCTGACATATTAACTCAACGTCAGACGAACCAAAGTGGTCATATAAGAATATCTCAGGCTTACCATCAAACATGGTGTCGAAGGCTTCGCTGATCTCGTCATCACTTGCCAGTGACCTGTCAATGGTGATGTTCTTATTCATATGAATACCGACTAAACCAAGCATGGTTCTTCGGTTGCTTTCCTCTAGCATGATCATACCTATCTTATGGTTGTTCTGCTGAAGGCTGTAGGCAATCTCCCTTACAAGGGTAGACTTACCAATACCACTACCTGCACAGACCGTAACAAGCTCCGAGGTTCTAAGACCCTTGGTTATCTCGTTAAGCCTGGGGTAGGGGTAGTTGATAGCAGACTGCTCATCATTGGTAAGCATGTCTGACTTAAGGTCATGTGAGCCTATGATGCCATCAGGCCTGAATGACCTAGCCTGGAATATAGCTGATATTATCTCATCAGCCTTACCCTTCATAAGGCATTCATTAGCATCCTTATGGGG